CCAAGGAAGTAGTTGTAAATCGAGGACAAAGCGTTGAAATTTGTAACCTTTCACCAAGAAACGACTGGTTTTCAGGATTTGACTGGGTTTAGCCTGCCCTAAATCTAGAGTGTCGCAGAGGAGGAATTCTACCTGCGAGTAGGCGTAATGTTGCGGGATATAGAGGGCATTTCCTACAATCATCAAGATGAGGCTCGCAAAAAAGTAGAGCCCAAAGGTCATAAGGAATTGCTCGTTTTCAATAGATGAGAGGTCTAGTTTTGGAAACTCAGGATGTAGGGCAACAAATCTTCTAGCCAAGAGATTGCTATAAAAGAGGAAATAAATGCCTACTAAGTTTGGAATGCTCCATAAAAAGAGGTAGAAACGTTTGAGGAGCAGAGTTAGGAAGGTTTGCGAGAAGCGCTCTTCAGCAAAGAGGGCCAGGCTTGATTTTACTGAGAGTTCCGTATCAGGATCCTTGAGGAGTCGGAGTGTCGCAAAGGCAGCACCTACTAGAAAAATCGTGCTCATAAAAGAAACTACTAGCGGGAAGAGATAGGCTTGGAGAACTTGTGCCAGCATGCTGAAAAAGGATTGCTCTAAAACACTTTCTTGGAGACGAGCCAAGGGGTTGAGAAAGCCTGACAAGATGACCAGCATACTAGGAAGGAGATAGACCAGAAGGAGGCGGGGATTTTCAGCCTGAAATTGCCTAGCCTGCAGACGAATAGTTTTTAAATCAATTTTTGAGTATTTCATTTGTCACTTATACCATAAATAGTACATAGCTTGCTAATCCTTTGAAACCAGTGGACTTCTAGCGTGTTAAGCAAAAGTGAATACGAGATTGAATACGACTTTACTTTTAGCTGGAGCGGATGAAATCCATGAACTGGTCAACGACTTCAACACGTTGATTATCATTGATGTGGGTATACATATCAAGGGTGATTTGAACATTATTGTGACCGAGTCTATCTGAAATGATTTTCGCTGTAACACCAGCTTCAAACAGAAGAGAAGCATGTGTATGCCTAAATCCGTGAGGCGAAATTTTTTTAAGATCTTTGTGTTTACAAAAGAATCTGCTAAGCTTCACTTTCATAGTTGCTGCCAAAAGCCATCCCCCTATGTCATTCGTAAAAATATAATTCGAATCATGTTTGTAAGGCACACCAGCTTGGAAATATTCTTTTATTTGCTGTCGTTTCCAGAGTTTCAAAACATTCAGAGTTTCATCATCTAAGGTGATAACCCTCTTACTCCTTTTGGTTTTAGGATCCTGGACAGTTTGTTTTTTGCCAATCACGACAGCCGTGCGAGAAATGCTTAACCGTTTATTCTCAAAGTCAACATCTGACCACATGAGGCCGATTGCTTCTCCAGTTCTCAATCCAGAAAAAGCGAGTAAGTGAAAAAAAGTATAGTCTACTGGCTTACAATTTGCTTTGTAAACTTTAAGGAACTCGGTTAGTTCCTGTTTTGTATAGTAGTTTTCTTTGCCCTTTAAGGGTTTATTTTTAGGCTTGATAATCTTGTCTAAGGGATTTGACTTAATGATGTCAAGAGAAGTGGCATACTTGAAAATACGGCTAATAACAGAGTAGTAATTGGCATAGAGGACATAGCGATTGCTTAACTTTATAGCAACCTTCTGACAATAAGAGACACTGATCTGCTTAATCTTCATATCTGTAAAATATGAGTCAATCATAACATTAAGTTTTTTCTTAACGTTCTGATATGTTGTTGGTTTTACAGTACTTTTAAAGCTATCAAGCCATAACTCAGCGACTTCAGCAAAAGTAGGGTTCTGGAAATCTTCATTGTTTGAAAAACCATTCTCTTCAACGTCTAAGAGAAGGTCACGTTCGGCAGCCTTGGCCTCTTTTATAGTTTTAAAACCACGTCTTGTTGTGCGTTTTTCTTTTCCAGTTGCAGGGTCTATGCCCAGGTATGTTTGAAAGAGATATCTAGTCTCTCCTTTTTTTGTAATGTATTTTTTTATCATAAAAAGTCCTTTCTTTTCGATTGCTTGCCCGCATAGTTGAAAAGGTGTAGAACTTATGATAAACTATAGTTGTATTTTTTTATCATTCTTTCCATTGCTTGTCACATGGAAGGTTGAAACCTCACACTCAAAGATGGCCGTCGGAGAGTGTGGGGTTTTTTTATTTTTTTAAGACTTTCAAGTTAATTTGTATCTTGAATGAATCCTTGACAGTACGAAGTTTATCACTTTCTGGATCAATATCTTTGTAATCACCACCATAAATTTTAGCAATTTTCACAACTTCATTATTTGAATCTGTTGTTAATCTTAATACTTTTCTATTTTTTGACTTGGTGACATAGCCTAAGTGATAACCTCGAACCAAAATTTTAACTGCATTAGGGTCAAATTCATTATCAGATTCAGGGATAAACTCTACATCTGGAATTTCAAAAGGCAAGTATTTATAAAATCTTTCTCTAAAAATTAATTCCTCTTTAATTTCTTTTGAAGTGTATCCTAAATAAGGGATGACATCATCTGATTCTCTTATAAGCTCTTGACATAAATCTGAGAAAGCTTCTTGGCGATAAGATATTCCTTTCACTTTGAGAATAACATCATAAATAGTTCTCTCGTCAATCTCCTGTTTTTTTATTCTGTCTTCTATTTGAACAACCAATAGTTTATTCAGCTCTTCAATTTCATACTCTAGTTGATCAGTATTAGATTGCCTAGGAAAAACACCAATCAAAAAGAGAAGAACTAAACTACCGATAATAAAAGAGAAAATTGTTAGTAGTATATTTCCAACGATGCCAAGCAGAAAAACAGAAATTAAGGTCAGCAAAACCAAAAAGGCTATTAAAGACCTTTGGTTTTCCAGTTTACTAATTGTTCTTCTGTGTTCGTCTATTAGTACTTTGATTTCCTTTTCAGTAAGAGTATTAGACATACAATCACCTTGACTTTAATTTTCAGATGGCATGAAGTTTCCGACGACTTTTCCGATGATGCGTGGGTCTTCATCAAATGGTGCGAATTTATCTTTATATTTTGGATTAAGGGAGACTAAACGCAATCCATCAGGTTCACGATAAACCTTTTTAATATATGTTTGACCGTCCCAATCAACAGCATAAACCGCTCCGTCATAATCAAAACCAGTCTCTTTTATGAGAACAACCTCTCCGTTCTGGAATTTAGGTTCCATGGAATCTCCGAAAACCCAAGATGCGAAATCATGGTCCAGGTCTTTATCGTAAAAAACAGTGTCATAGTTGCCGTCGTTGAAGTATGAGAAACCAGTACCAGCTGATAGTTTTTCATACACCTTATATTCAAATAGATCTTCCTCTAGTGAAATAACTTTATTAGATTGCTCTCGTAATTGAATTTCAGTGAAATCCAAAACTTTTTGTTTTCTGGGAGCAGTCAGCTTAACAGCTTTTTCAGTTATTCTTTGAACAAGAGGAGAAGTAGGGATTTTTACTTCTTTTTCTTCTTGAGTCTTATCTTCTATCAAGTCTGATTTATTAACTCCAAAATAGTCCGCAAGTAATTCGATTTTTCCTATCCGAGGATAAGTTATACCCTTTAACCAATCTCTTACAGTAGTGTATTTTAATCCTAAATCAGAACAAAGTTTATTTCTATCAACATCTCTGCTCCTCATTAACTTTTCCAAGTTCGCAGAGAAAATTTCTTTACTTTTATTATTGCTCATCTGTACCACTCCTTTATATAGTATATATTACGGCAAAAACGCAAAAAAGTAAAGAAAAAAATAAAAAAATACGGTAAAAACGCAAAAAACACTTGACATTGCGGTTTAACCGCATTATAATAGAATCATAGTTGAGTCACTCAATTATAAAAAATGTAGAAAGGACTGTAAGATGCAGAAAATGACTCTTAAAACATTGAGAACTCTAAAAAATTGGAGACAAGCGGATGCCGCCGAGGCTATTGATGTCTCTGTTGATACTTGGGGAAATTGGGAGCGCGGAAAAACAGAACCTACTGTAACCCAAGCTTATCAAATCGCTACTACTTTTGGTGTGTCTATTGATGACATTATTTTTTTACACAACATTGCGGTTTAACCGTAATAGGAAAGGAGCACTATGAACAACGCAATTAAACGATTGGTAGTTGGCAGTTAGGTGCTGGAGTAGGAGGGTAAGACGAAAGAAAAGAAACAAAAAGCACCTGACAGCAATCAGGCGCATACTTAAATAATTAAAACCATTATATCACAAAAATGCTTGCCCGCATAGTTGAGAGGATGTAGAAAATGGAAGGGATAACGTTACAATTACGATTGGACGGCGAAAGTGCTGAATTGTTCACGAATCAATTATTGGCCTTTGCTGAAAAGCAGGTCAAGGAGCAGTTAGAGAATGATCGTATGCCAATCAATCAACAGGCTTTGATGAAGAAGTTTGGCTTTACTCATGGCTATATTAAGAAGTTAGAACGTAAAGGATTAAGATTTCGTAAGCAAGGGAAAGATATTATGTACGATATCAATGATGTTTATGAGATTTTAGAGTTAGAAAAACAAGTACGAAAATTAAGAGCGTAAGGAGAACAAAATGACAGAACCAACTTTATCAAGCCAATTGCTTGGCTTGGCAGTGATTTTCATTGGGATGTTTATCCTAATGGTGCTTACGGCTAAAAATGAAAAATCGGATAAGCAAAATGTGGTGGTCATCATTGAAAAAACAGAAGATTTCGGAGAAGTTGCCCGAAGAAACTTGAAAAATAGTGACAGGAGATTCACCTATGACACTCAGCCGCCTGTAGGCCTCGCTTCATCGATTGAGGATGTGCCTCATAGTTTTAGAGAATGCATCGAAGATTATGACAGGTTAGCCAGTGACTACCAGGAAGAAGCAAGTAACAATGATCTTCTAATAAAGCAAAATGCGAATCTTCTAGAAGAAAATGGGCGTTTGCTTTATCAGGAAATGACCATGGATTTCCGTCAGAATCCAAGAAAATGGAGGGCAAAGACATGAGTGTTAGTCGCAGTATGAATGAGTTAGAAATTCGTGTCTTAAACATGATTATCAATTGTGCGACCTTCGACTTGCCAATCCAAGCCAGTGAAATCCGCTTAGAAACTGGATTGTCGAAGCGTAAGCTGGAAGAGGTCATTGAAAGCCTGCGTGTGAATTTTGGCCATCCAATCGTAGCTAAGAAGATGAAGCCAAACGGATATTACTTGCCTCGTAGCGAGGAAGAGCGACAAGCTGGCCTTGCTCCCTATCGTCGTCAAATTTTGACGGAGCAAAAGAATCTTGCTGCGGTGATGAATGTTGATCTTGTGAAATATTGGGGGAATAGCGCATGAGTGAAATTAAATGGATTAAGATTACGACTGACATTTTTGACGATGAAAAAATACGTCTTATTGATGCACTACCAGATCATGATGCAATTTTAGTTATTTGGTTTAAAATCTTAGCTCTTGCTGGCAAACATAATCGCAACGGACTTTTGATGATGTCAGATAAAGTTCATTACACTGATGAGATGCTTGCAACAATCTTTCAAAGGCCTCTGAATAGTGTAAGAATGGCTCTAGGGGTGTTTGAGCAGTTCGGAATGATTGAGATAATCGATGGCGTCATTACTTTGCCAAATTGGGAAAAACACCAAAATATTGATGGCATGGAAAGAATCAAGGAACAAACACGGAATCGTGTAGCAAGACACCGTGAAAAGCAGAAAAGTCTTGCACTAGGTAACGTTACATGTAACGTTACAGTAACGGACGGTAACGCACTAGAAGAAGAAGCAGAAGGAGATAAGACTAAGATTAAGACTAGATTAGATGAAGATAAGAATATAACTACTACTAGTAGTAGCGAAAACATCCTTGAATTATTCCAATCTGAGTTTCGTAGATTACTATCAGGTTTTGAGATTGAGGAAATCAATCATCTGCTAAAGGAAAATGATGCTGAGCTAGTTAAAGAAGCATTGAAGACAGCTATTAATTTAGGTAAACCAAACATCAAATATATCGGTGGCATTTTAAGAAATTGGCAGATAAACCAGGTTACTACAGTTGAACAAGTTCGACAATCAGAAAAACAATACAAGGAGAAAAAATCAGAACAGGGGGCTAAGGACGAATGGGGATTTTAGAAGTTATCAAGCAATTTGAAGATGAATTTTATCCTATTAGCGAAGAAAAGAAGTCACTGCTTGCAAAACAACCTCTCCCTACAGTCATAGACTGCTTATCAGATATGGCCAGCTGGCAGGCTTGTGGAGGTAAGGTGTCATGGTAACTAATGCACTGGAAGAAACGGCTTTATCCTATCTGAGAAACACTGAACAGCAGGATGAAATTTGCGAAAAGCATGGGATTCCCTTGATCAAAATTCTCCGGACAAATGATGTACTTTGTCGCTTATGTGAATCGGAACGGATCCATGCAGAGAATCAAATAAAGGTCAATGAGTTGGCTGATGCTGAGCATGAACGAGAGCGGAAGTTCTATCTTGAGAGATTCTCTCTCTATGATGACGTTCTGAAGAACGCTACTCTCGACAACTTCGACACTCCGACTGAAAAAGAAGCGGAAAAGCTAGCTTTTGCAAATAGGATTTGCCAGGAGTGGTCTGAAGGGGCCAGAAATAATGTTGTTCTTCAGGGAGAAGCTGGAACGGGTAAAAGCCATCTTGCTTTTGCGATGATGAAATATTTATCAGAGACTACAAAAGAAATTGCTATCTTTATCAATGTCACTGACTTACTGATGAAAATCAAGGCGGACTTTAGTCAGGAAGAGTTCCTGGTCAATAAAATCGCTAGTGCAAAGTTTTTGGTCTTGGATGATCTTGGTATGGAGAAGGACAGTGAGTGGTCCTTCAGTATTCTTTACAACATTCTCAACAAAAGGGGCAATACGGTTATCACGACTAATCTGACTGCACTAGAAATTCAGAAACGCTACGGTCGGCCGTTCATGAGTCGATTAATGAAGGGCGTAGACAATAGTCATTTGATGGTTTTTAATGACTTGAAAAACAAAAGGAAAGATTACTTTTAGAAAGGTGAGGGATGAAAGACATACGAATACTAGATGCGTGCTGTGGGTCTAGGATGTTCTGGTTTGATAAACAAGAGCCACATACGACATACATGGACAGACGTGAAGAAGAATTTGAAATTCACAAAAAGAAAATCAATGTCAAGCCAGACATTGTTGCAGATTTTCGAGATATGCCATTTGATGATGAAACATTTAACCTTGTTGTATTTGATCCACCACACCTGCTATGGGCTGGTCAGAAATCATTCATGCGTGCGCAATATGGACAACTAGACTTGTTGACTTGGAGATTAGACTTGCAGCAAGGTTTTGAAGAGTGTTTTAGGGTTTTGAAAACAGGTGGAACACTTATTTTTAAATGGTCTGATGCTCAAGTAAATGTTAAGGAAATTTTGGAATTGGTTCCGCATCAACCACTTTTCGGCCAGCAACGTGGGACGACTCATTGGATGGCTTTTATGAAATTTTAGGAGGTATTGATGTTAAATCTTTATTTCGTCTACAACGGGCACTGCAAGTTTTTTCTTGGAAGTTTTAACAATGTGGATGAACTTATCGAACGGATGAAAGACCATCAGTGGGCTTTCTCAGGTATTACTAGACCAAAATTCAAAAAACACATCGGAAAAGATGATGTACGTTTTGATTACGGTGCGATAGATTGCTATTACTTAGCGACAAAATCAACGTGCCGCGAATCACGTTAAAAGCGAGCTAGAATATGCGTCAGACTTGGACGAATGACGTATAAAGAATTTGCTAGCTCTTGTGTCTTTGAGCCATGAGGGACAAGAGCTGGATTTTTAGAAAATAAGTTGGAGTTAGTGAAGATGATTGAAGATTTAAAGAAAAAAGTTAATGGAGTATACGGCTGGTCTATAGAAAACGGGAAGCCGAAACCTCCCAAGCAAGATTTACCACAAGCAGTGAAAGACCGGGCAGACTATTTCTGGGAAATGGCAGAAGATGGCATGACGTTTATGGGAGTGATAGAATGTATCTTCGCTGATGAAAAACCTACAGACTATGATTTGGGTGCTACTAAGGATTGGTTGCCAAAATCTAAGGAGTTTGATGATTGGGTCGGCTATTCACCAGGCATGTCTCAGTTAGTTATTGCAGTTTATTTAATCTATGGAGGAAGCAAAAATGAATAAGCAGGAATTGATTAAAGAGTTTAAAAAAATTGGTATTTACAATTTGAACATTTTTGGTAGTGAAATTGAAGGTATTCCGATCAAAAGTGCAATTGCCCTAATCGAACAACTAGACGAACCACAGAAAGTCACAATCCCGCAGTTTGTTGCGGATTATATAGAGTTTAAAAAGGCAAACAATTTTCATGTTTATGGGGCGATGAGAGTGATTGAAGATCATTACGATAAGAGAGTCCCTGAGTGGTTTTACGAAGGCAATATCGAAAAATTCTGTCTTGCATGGATTCTAGGCTATGATGTCGAGAAAGAGAGGAGATATATTGTAACTCTGAAATCAAGTGGACAAAAGTTGTACTATCACACTAAAGATGAGGATTATATTTTCTCTAGCTATGATGAAGTATTCTATTCAGGATATCATACTAAAACCGATCTAGAAGAAAATGACATGAGTTGGGTGTTTGATTGTCCTGGTATGGAAATTCAAGAGGTTGAGTGATGGAACGCTCTGAACAATACCCATCTAGATACTTCATTCCTGAACTAATTGAAGATGAAGATATTATTTTTAACAAAGATAGCGAATATCACAAGCAGAAGAAAAAAGAAAAGAAAAATCCTATTTTCAAAAGAAATAAGCCCAAAAATAGATGGGCGCTTTGAGGAGTTAACAGAATGACAAGAAAAAACTATATTATTTTTATCAGGCATTTTAAAAAAATAAAAGATTTAGCAGATTTTTATGAATATATTGCAGACTCAAAAGTTTGTGGAAGTGCTATTTATTTATTTTTAATCATTTGTTCACCTTTCATTGCTTTGCTATTTCCAATCGCATACATAGAGCATTGTTTTTATAAAAAAAGATTTATTAGACAATGCGTTGAATACGATTGGTGTTCAAAGGAATATCTTGAAGAGGTTGTTGATATCAAAAAAGATGATATTGGAGAGGTGGAGTGATGAGTTATGATTTGGAAATCTTAGCGAAAATAGAAAGCGGAGATTATATTTCCATAGATGAACCTGAAAATAGTTCTCCAACTTATAATCTTGGAAAAATGTTTAGGGTTGCTATGGATTGGGATTTCAAACAAGGTACTATCTACAATGTTGCTCAGATTTTTGAAAACATTCAACGTGGTATCTCAGAACTGGAACAGTATCCTGAAAAATATGTGCAGTATGAACCTGAGAACAAATGGGGGACCGTCAGCAGTGCGTTAGAAGATTTGAGGTCATTGAGAGATTGTATTTTAAGACAAGATATCGATACAAAATACTTATATGTGAGGTGGTAACATGAAGCGACCAAACAGATACCCGTACACACGAAGTCAATGGGTTGAAGAAACCGTTGATCACTATACATATAAAAATGATATTTGTTGTACAAGTCATATTTTAGAAAATAGACTTACTGGAGAAATTAAGAGCAGGGAGATGAAATAGTGATTATCAATAATTACAAATATGATTATTCAGGTGGCAAAATCTATTACACAATCGATGTAGATGGCTATGAACAAGCCATGGAACACACAAAGACAGAGTACGGAAGTGTACAAAGAAATGATATTGATGATTTCTTAAGCACGGTTCAGGAATACGACTTTCAAGAAGCTGAGACGATTGAAGCATTCGTTGACTTTCAAAATGATTTGCTCTTGTATGGAATTGGTTTTGAATTGAGAAATGAGGTGGAGTGATGGTACAAACACTTGAACAAGCTACAAAAACTGAAAGCAAACGCATAAAAATCCCTGCGAAAATCAGACCGTCCGATGTAGGTTATCGAGTAGTAAACAAACACGGTCAACCGCTTGCCTTAAGAAATGGAGCAAGTATATTCGACTTACCTTTTCTAGCGGAAAAAGCTATAAAGAAAGAATTTGGGAAAAACGATCCAGATTTTGATATTGAAAAGCATTCTGTTGAAGAGGTTGCTATTATCAATTTAAGTAAACTTCATAGCTACTTTGAGGAGGTCACAGATTGAAACGAAAAAGCATATCTAAAGCCACTAGACAAAAAGTTTTAGATAAGTATGGTGGTCACTGTGCTTATTGTGGCAAGGAATTGGATTTAAAAACTTTGAGAGTGGATCATTTGCATCCTCACTATCGAGGCGGAGAGGATAGTTTTGAAAACTATATGCCTGCTTGTTATCAATGCAATTTCTACAAATCTACTTTTCTGTTAGATGAATTCAGGGAGCAGATGTCTACCTTGCACGAAAGAATCACCAAGCCATTCATAGCAAGACTTGGATTGGATTATGGAATCATTAAAATCGAACCATTCGACGGAAAGTTTTATTTTGAGGAGGAACACGAGAAGTGAAACGATTCATAGTAGTATGGATTCTGGTATCAGCTGGGCTGAACATCTGGCAGATGGGCAGGATTGCAGAACTAGAACAAAAGCGTCCGATTGTCGTCTATAAGGCGGATAATCAAGGCGCTGAGATATTTGGTAAGGTCGTTGAGAAAAGGCGACATGGCAAGTTGTACACAATTACGATTCGTGATTACGGAATTTTCGTAGTCACGAAGGAAGTGTATGAGAAAGTGAAAGTTGGGGATGAGGTGAGGATTTGAAATGAAATACGAGTTATACAACGATCATTTTGAAAATGCCAAAAGGTATCAGATACCAAGAGCTCAGTTGATTATTGCTGATATTCCTTATAATCTAGGCAATAATGCGTATGCTTCTGATCCAAGATGGTACAAAGACGGGGATAACAAAAACGGCGAGAGCAAGCTAGCGGGAAAGTCATTTTTTGATACAGATAATGATTTCAAAATCAATAATTTCTTCGATTTTTGCAGTCGGCTCTTGAAAAAAGAACCGAAGGAAAAAGGAAAAGCACCTGCTATGATTGTTTTTCACGCTTGGCAACAGCGAGAAATGGTTATTGAATGTGGTAAAAAACACGGCTTTAATAACGCTTATCCGCTTTATTTTACAAAGAAATCAAGTCCGCAAGTACTAAAAGCCAATATGAAAATTGTTGGTGCTGTTGAAGAAGCAACAGTTTTATATCGTGACAAGTTACCAAAATTCAATAATGGTGGGGCAATGGTATTGAATCATGCTCCTTGGGAAAAGGATAGCTCTTACCCTGTTATACATCCAACGCAGAAACCGATACCAGTATTAAAACGATTGATCGAAATATTTACTGATCCAGACGATGTAGTTATTGATCCAGTGGCTGGAAGTGGTTCAACCTTGAGAGCTGCAATCGAAATGGGAAGGTCTGCTTATGGCTTTGAAATAAAAAAAGATTTTTACAAGAAAGCGCAGGAACAAATGCTCTCAACCTTTCAAACCAGTTTGTTTTAAGCAGTCATATCAGACTACGATATTTGATTTTTTAGGAGAAAAACAATGAACAATACAGAATTAGAAAACAAGGTTCAACAATGGTTTGTTGATAGAAATCTACATGAAGCAAATCCAGTCAAGCAGTTCTTGAAGCTGATGGAAGAGTCAGGAGAACTATTTGAGGGTGTCGCAAAGGATAAATCTGAACTGATTTACGATGCGCTTGGTGATATTCAAGTCGTATTGATTGGGCTTGAGCAACAAATCAAGAACGGTGCTCAGATTTCAGCTAATCAACAGGAACTTGAATTGCTGCTGATGGTTTCAAGTTTGGGCAATATCGCTCAGAAACTATACGCTCATGTCTGTCACAATGAGACGAAGATGCCTCTGATTAAATCTGACTTGATGTTTCTTGACAGTGTGATTAGTTCTGTTTCATTTTTTAATGGGACGGACGCAGACAGTTGCTTGCAGATTGCTTATGATGCTATTAAAGACCGCAAAGGTAAGATGATTGATGGAGTGTTCGTGAAAGAGGAGGATTTGAAATGAAAAAATTAGGAATTATTTTAGGGTTTGTATTTGTAATCGTTGCATCACCGTTCGTAGTTCAGTATGGATGGAATGAAATTATCACAACAATCATTCCAGTTGGTAAAATTACAGTCTGGCAAGCGTTCGGTATGGATATGCTACTATCTTTCATTTTCCCTGTGTCGTCTAGCAAAAAAATATCTGAAGAGGAATTTTTATATTCTATAAAGAGTGGTATTTCAAAAATTATTACATGTGCATTTTTTATTTGGCTAGCTAGTTTGTTCTTGTGAGGATTTAGCATGAGATATTTTAAAATCCTATGTGTTGTTTTATTTACATCCTTCCTCGTAGCATGTCACCAGATTTCGAGTGGGACAGTGGTAGATAAGTACATTGATGAACCTCACACAACGTTCATACCTGTTATGAATGGTAAAAATTCGGTACTTGTGCCAACCAGAACCAAAAGAAGATATATTCTAGTCGTTTCTGGGCATGTAGGAAATAAGCACGTTGAAGAAACATTTGAAGTGACAGCTGAGGAATACATGCGCTATGAAATTGGTAATACTTTTATACAAGATGCCGTTTTAGAGAATAAGGAAAGGGATAAACAATGAGACCAAAAAAATACCCATATTCAGGGAAAAGAAAAAGGCAAGAAACCTTGTCACCAATGTTTTCTGCACGACCAATTTTAAACGAAGTTCCAATTGTAGAAGAAGTTAAGGTTAAGTTCGAAGTTGAAGCTAGTATGGGGCGCATATATCCAGAAACGATAATACATTTGGATATTTCTGGGTATGGAAATAGAGTGCATTCAGTACATCGCTTCCCCGGTATTTTACTGAGTGTTGGTGAGTCGATTCAACTAAAGATGCTATTTTATAAAAGGCTTAAAAATCTTACTACAGATCGTTTTTTGACCTTTAGAGAATCTGATTGGAAGTTCTTTATCTGTGACCTGATCAACGAATTTGTGCATTAGAAAATTAATGAGGAGATGGAATATGAGAATAAAAACATCAAATGACTCTATAATCAATGTTGATAGCACGAAGCGCAGCGTTACAATTGAGGGCGTTGAATTTGGCTCAGATTGTCGCGCTTTGGTATCTAAGAACAAAGACGGGACAGGAACGATCACTCTGATATTTGAAGGGAAAATTATTTAAAATACGCAAGGAGATTCGCAAGATGCAGCTAAGATTGAAAGAACTTAGAGAGGACCTAGGGCTCTCTGTCAAAGATATGGCTAGGGATACGGGTGTTTCACAAAACACAATTCACTTGTACGAACGGGGTGGATATCCATCAATTAAGCAAATTGAAATGATTGCTAAAACCTATGATGTAAATCCTGCTTGGTTAGTTGGATGGGTAGATGATGAAATGCAACCTACAATTCAGGTAGTTGAGAAAATCATCTACAAAGAAAGTCCAACAGCAAGACTGCCAGATTATCACAATAACAATAACGACGGTAAGATTATCAAGTGGATCAAAAGTAAAAAATATATGGGAGGTAAGGTTTGGTCAAAAAGAACTTAACAAAGGCACGAAGAGATTATCTCGAGTTTGAACTCGATGATAAATATTTAAAGATTGACAAACTTATCGGTCAACGAAGGCATGAGCTGGAACGATTGTACGAGGTTAAACATCTTACTGTTCCTGGTATCGATGATACTGGTGCTAGTGGAAGTGGAACATTTGTCAACAGGTCAGAGAACTTAGCGGTTGCTTACGCAAGCGATCCTATGATTTTAAGATTAGAAAATCTCCAAAAAGCCATTTCTCAATTACTTGAAAGTCTAGAACCAGATGATAAAAAAATCTTTTATCTTCGCTGGGGGGAACATACTGGCTATGACTGGATTCAAGTTTGGCACATCATGGAGAATGGAGAAACTGGCTACTTGTATAGACATAGCAAGCAGATTTACAGAAGACGAGAGGTCATTCTTGATACACTTTCCAATTTGCTTTTTATGTAAAGTTGTCAAAAAAACATATAGAATTGACAAAAACAATGTGCTAAATTAGTATCATGAAGAATAGCAGAGAGGAAACCTCTGCTTTTTTTGTGCATAAAAAAGGAGGTGAGGATATGTGGTAGTTGTTGAACCAATCAGAAATAGAGATGATGTTCAGCTTATGATTGAATGGTTGATGTTGCATAGCGCAGTCAAAGAGTCAGATAGACAACGTAACCTCATGCTCTTCTTGTCTGGTGTCAATCTTGGGTTTCGTATTGGTGATATTGTTAAACTAAAAGTAAAGCATGTTAAAGGTTGGCATGTCCAGATTGTAGATGAAAAGACAGACAAGCCAACCAAACGAAAAATGCCAAAGAAATTCAAGAATGCCATGAGGCAGTACATCAAAGACAAGAAAGATGAAGACTTCCTCTTTCCTAGTCGAAACGGAAAGCATCAGCACATAAAACCTAACACAGCTTACAAGATTATTAAAAGAGCTGCTGAAGAGGTTGGTCTGGAAAATATAGCGACTCACTCAATGAGAAAGACCTTTGGCTTATTCATGTACGAACAAACCAAGGATGTCGCTCTGATAATGGACCTACTGAACCATTCAAGCCAAAGCATTTCACTACGATATATTGGCAAAAACCAAGATTCACAAGACCGAGCCATGACAAAGTTTCAGGGCTTTTAATTTTTTTATTTTACAATCAATTCATTGTTTTGAGGTTATGATGATTTCATTTTATGTATGCAGGATAAACGCTTGATAAGTCTGAGTTAAAACTCATATAGCGAATTCATTAGAATATGTAAAACAAGGAATTGAGAGAGTGAAAACAAAGGAGTTTACATAGTTATGAAAGGTGAATTGGAAATGGAGTTTGTAGATGTAATAGATGTTAAACAAGGATTGGCGATATACAGAATCAAAGAAAGTTTTTTTAAAAAGAAATTTTCATTTAAAAATATTTTTCTCTCTTCTTCCGAATGGAAAAAGATTAGGAATCAATTTTAAACATTTATGATTGATGTAAGTACTAGAGCAGCACGAGCATTATTTTATGCCTCACAAGCTTGGAGAATTTTGAGAGAGCAAGCACTCGAACGTGATCACTACGAATGTGTTTGGTGCAGAGAAGAAGGTAAAGTTACAACAGAGAACCTAGAAGTTGACCACATTAAGGAGCTAGAGTTCTATCCAGAGTTTGCTCTTGACTTAGATAACTTAAGAACTCTATGCAAAGAATGCCACAACAAACGTCATGGACGCTTTCAATTTCGAAAATCTAAAAAACTGATTGAGAAAAATTTTAGAACAGATGAATTTTGGGGATGATAACACCCCCCGGTCAAAAAAATCCAGTGTTTTTAAGGTTTTGGGAACCGGTGGGAGGGGTTAACTGTCCAAATTTTTAACAAAAAAATAAAGGGGGTGGGGGGTAATGGAAGAATACTCGAAAAAAAATGTAAAAGAATTAGAAAATCAGCTACTTTCTAAAATCGGTTATTTTAGTCCTAGAAAAAAGGACGCGGTTCAGTATGAAAAAGTCAATCGCTATATTTATCTTGTGAAGTTACTTTATGAGCTGAAAGCTCGTCTGCATGAGGACGGACTTGTCGTCACTGTCCACAATGGTCAACAAAGATTCCAAAAAGCGAATTCTCTCATCAAGGAAATCAACACAACAAGCAATCAGCTCTTGGCGATTGAGCGGTCGTTTGATTTTGAGGTTGAAAATTCTCCTGTTGAGAAATCTACGTCTGGAAGTGATCTGTTATGATTTCTCATCCGTTAGTTGATGACTATATCAGAATGGCTGAGAGTGGAGAAATCGTCGTCAACGAAGAAAGAAAGTTGCTGTTTAAAATCATCAAAGAGAAAATCTATCCTCGTGATGATCTATATTTTGATAATGACCTGATTGAGAAATTCATTCGGTTTACGGAAAAGAACTTTTTCCCTCTAGCGAAATACCAGCTTTTTTTGACTCCGTTCATTTTTCTTTTTAGGAAAGAGGACGGGGAGCCACACTTTGACGAATATCTATACACTCTTGCTCGTGGAGGTGGTAAGAATGGTTTCATGTCTGCCCGCTCCTCGTTCTTTATCAGTCCTATTTATCCCATCAGAGATTATGATGTGACTATCACTGCTAACTCTGAGAAACAAGGAAAGGTTTCTTTTGAGGAAGTCTATGAGACTATCCAAAGGCGTGGTCTTGAAGACCATTTCTATCTAACTAAAATGTCTATCACAGGTCGAGCTAACAACTCGGTCTTTTCTTTTCGTACGAATAATCCGAAAACGATGGACTCTGCTCGTGATGGCTGTCTTGAGTTTGATGAGATTCACCAATTTGAAGATGATAAGGCCGTGAAGGTTCAACGGTCTGGTCTTGGTAAGATTGCTCATGCTCGGACTTTCTACAACGGTACGAATGGGTATGTGCGTGAGGGATTCTATGACAAGCTGATAGAGAAGTCTATGCAAATCTTGAATGGAGAGGTTGACGATTTCAGGCTATTTCCTTTCATCTGCAAGCTAGACAGTGCGGATGAAGTGGACGACATGAAGAATTGGCCAAAGGCAAATCCAATGTTGGATGAAAGTACGCCCTACGCTAAAAGGCTGCTTGCGAGAACCAAGGCTGACTATGATGATCTTGAGTTGGAACCGTCTGGCCGTCAGGAGTTCATGACTAAACGGATGAACCTTCCTGAAGCTGACCTTGAGAAAGATGTGACGTCTCGTGAAAAATTACTTGCTTGTCTACGGTCTCCTGGTATCGACTTGAAAGGTCGGTCATGTGTGGCTGGGTTTGACTATGCAAGCATCCGAGACTTTGCCAGTGTCGGTTTGCTGTTTAAGAATGGTGATGAGTTCATCTGGAAGCAACATTCATTTGCACGGAAATCATTTTTGAAAGCATTCAAGCTAAAAGCGCCTATTGAAGAATGGGCTGAAAAAGGCTTGTTTACGATTGTGGATGGTCCTAGTATTGATCCACGGCTTTTGATTGCTAAGCTGGTCGAATGGAGCGAACTTTACCAAATTGAGCTTGTATGCGCCGATGGATTTAGAATGGACTTGTTAAAACCTCTTTTGGAAGAAGCTGGGTTTGAATATGAGTTCTTGAGGAATCCTGGGGCGATTCAATCTAAGGTTGCGCCAATCATCGAAGATGGATTTGCGAATGAGCGATTTGTCTTTGAAGATGATAACTCTATGATCTGGTATACAGACAACACCTACGTCAAAGAGGACAAGGATGGTAATAAGCGTTTCTTGAAGAAAGAGCCTGTCAGAAGAAAGACAGATGGATTCCATGCTTTGATAGCCGCTCTCTACAAGCGTGAGCTTGTGCAAGAGTCGAATGTTGGGGAATTCCTTGACATGCTCGATAGTTGGGATTTTTAATCTAAGAATAAATTTTGGGTGGGTGGTCGGCAAAAATTAAAAGAAAGGAGGAAGTGCATTGGGGTTACTGAATTTATTTAAGCGTGAAGTACCAGAGGTCGGGTTTGAGTTCGAGGATCTTGAGCGGATGTTTGGAAATCTGCAACTCAAAAGCTTAGCGATTGATAAGTCAGCCGAGTTCATCGCTCGGATTTTTGCTAAGTCAGCATTTAAGTATCAAGAAAATGGCAAGGTTAAGTCTTCTGATTGGGACTACTTGCTGAATGTAAGGCCAAACAAAAATGAATCTGCGTCAGACTTTTGGCAAAAAGTTGTATACAGGTTGATTACAAAAAACGAGGTCCTAATCTTTCTTACAACTGATGATCAGTTGCTTGTTGCTGACTCTTATACACGGACTAAATATGCTGTTTATGATGATGTGTTTGAGTATGTGACTTGTAGAGGTTTCACCTTTGAGAAGCGGTTTAGGATGAGTGAAGTCATTTTCTTACAGTATAACAATAATCGACTGCAAGATTATATCTCTGACTTATTTGCCGATTACGAGAAGTTGCACACTCGTTTGGTTGAGGCTTTGGCTAGAAATAATCAAATCAGAGGAACTCTCAAAACAAAAAACAATGGGAGCTTTGATAAGGAAATGCTTGCGAAACTTCAATCTTATGCAGAAATTCTTTTCAAATCGTTCAATACTAAAACGATTGCCATTGTTCCGGCTCAAGATGGAATGGAATACACTGAGCATACGAATACAACAGGGACTTCAAATATTTCTGTTGACGAGTTAAAGAAATTTCGTCGGCAATTTGATGATGAGGTCGCTGACATCTTAGGGATTCCAACAGCTTTAAGTCATGGCGATATGGCCAATCTTGAAAATAGCCAAAAAATGTTTAATAGTTATTGCTACCAATCACTCGTTAAGAAAATGAGTGATGGCCTTAATTTCGCTTTAGTATCGAGACGGAAATACGAGCGCAATCATCTATTTGTAATCATCGGCGAAGGTCAGAAAGATAAGTTTGCACTTGCTGAAAACATTGATAAGCTTATTTCTTCTGGAGCGATGACTCGAAACGAGGTGCGCTCTGAACTTGGCTTAGAATCTGTCCCTGGTGGCGATAAATTCCTCATCACCAAAAACTATCAACTTGGTGAACAGTTAGAGAAAGGAGGTGAGAAAGAAGATGAAGGTAATTCCGATTAAGGGTACGATTGTATCAAACAATGACAGATGGCTTTACGATTGGCTTGAGTGGGATGCAACCGCTCCGAAAGATGTCGTACTTCCTGAAAGTGGCGAACCGATTGAGGTTCATATCAATTCGGGTGGTGGAGATGTTTATGCTGGTAGTGAAATCTATACTGCTCTACGCTCGTATCCTGGCGACGTGACCGTGAAGATTGTCGGCATTGCAGCAAGCGCAGCGAGCGTGATTGCAATGGCAGGAGATACGGTTGAAATCAGTCCGACTGCCCAAATCATGATCCACAATGTCTCAACTCAAGTAAATGGAGACCATAACACCCTGCTTCATGAAGCTGGGGTACTAAAAGGGTTTAACAAATCGATTGCTAGTGCCTATGTTCATAAGACTGGTAAGGCTCTTGATGACTTGCTTGACTTGATGAATAAGACTACCTGGTTTGATGCTGAATCAGCTTTGAATCATGGATTTGTAGACAAAATTATGTTTACAAATGAAGTTGCTCCGACTCTGGTAGCGAGTGAAACTCCTATGATCCCAAGTGATTTTATCGAAAAAATGAGGTCAGCAATGACACCGGATATCGATAAAATCGCTGAACTGGTAGCTGAAAAGCTAGAAGCTAAACTACCAGATATACAAATTGAAAAAGAGGCTTTCGAAAATAGTGAATTTCTACAGAAGAAATTCAATTTTCCAGAAAGTCCAGAAAATAACACAGACAAGGCTGTACCTAAAGGGTTCGGTCTTTTTATGTTTTAAGAAAGGAAAAAACAGAATGACAATGCAATTATCTAATCAATTTGAAAAACAACGTCAGGCATTTTTGGATGCCGTTTCAAATGGTGCACCTCAAGAAGAGCAAGCGAAGCTATACAATGACATGATCGAGTCCATGACCAATGAAATGATGGCTCAAGCTCGTGATGCTGCCCGTGAAGAAGTTTCTGCCTTGAACCCATACGATGCTAAGCTGACCGCTGAAGCTCGTGAGTTTTTCAATAACATTGAAAAAGCCGCACCTAAGGGAGTTGAAAAACTCTTCCCACAAGAAATCATTGACCGTATCTTTGAAGATCTGGTACAAGCTCGTCCGCTCCTTCAACATATTGGCCTTAAAAATGCTGGTATCCGCTTGAAATTCCTCAAATCAGAGCAAACAGGGCAAGCTGTTTGGGGTAAAATCAATGGAGAAATCCAAGGTCAACTCAAACAACAATTCAACGAAGAAGAAGCAATTCAACACAAATTGACTGCTTTCGTTGTAATTCCAAAAGATGCCGAAAAATTTGGACCAGCTTGGTTGGCAAAATTCGTCTCTGTTCAAATCACAGAAGCCTTTGCAGTCGCACTTGAAGCTGCTTTCTTGAATGGTGATGGAGACAACAAACCTATTGGGCTTTCTCGCACTCTTACAGGAACTGTTTCAGGTGAACATACAACTCATGATGAAAAAACAGCTCAAACTACTAAGTTGACTTTTGCTGACTCAGCTACCGTAGTCAAAGAATTGACAAAGGTTTACAAACATCACTCTGTTAAAGCAGACGGAAAAACTCCAGTTGCAGTAGAAGGTAACCTTGTAATGGTTGTTAATACAGCAGACGCTTGGGATGTGAAGAAACAATACACTTCATTGAACGCTCAAGCTGTTTATATCACAGCTATGCCATTCAACCTTATCTTGGTTGAATCCGTGGCGCAGACTGCTGGTAAAGTAACTACATTTGTCAAAGGTCGCTACGACGCCTTTGTCGGTGGTGGTATTTCACTTGGTCGCTACACAGAAACCTATGCTTTGGAAGATTTGAACCTTTACACTGCTAAGCAATTCGCTTATGGTAAGGCTCACGATGAAAAGACTGCAGCAGTCTGGATTCTACAACTTCCCCAAGCCTAATCTAGGAGTTGAGCCATGACTCCAGAAGAACAACTTCATCCACTCCTTAAATCCTTCAAGGAGCGGATGAGGATTTTTCATAATGGGGAGGATGCAAACCTCTCCAAAATGTTGGAAAGTTCTGAGTCAGCCATCCTCAGTCTGGTCGGTAGTAATGACTCTGCCAATCCACGAGTGAGAGAGCTTATTTTAGAACGTGCTCGATATGTCTACAATGACCAAGTTGAATTTTTCTACGGAAACTTTCAAGGAGATTTGATGGCATTATCACTAGAAAATTACAAATTGGAGGAAAAACATGATTAAGGTTTTAAAAGGTTTTTACGACCTCAAAGAAGGGGTCTTTCGTTCTGTTGGGCAAGAATTTGAAGCGACAAAAGAGCGTTTCGATGAAATCAATGAAGCTTTGCCTGGCTTTGTTGAATGGTCACAAAAACAACCAGAAGTAACAACGCCTGATGTCCTATCAGACTAACCGCCCTAGCTATCGCTACAAAAAGCCCGAGGCTCAAAATGGAGACCTAAGAACCCCCTTGACTTTCTATACTTCTAAAGTCGAGGAGGGGCTTCATGGTCGTGATGTGTCTCATGAGAAGGCTTTTTTTACGATGGGCCAAGTTTACTCCCCTAGTTTCAAAGACATCGAGATTGCAACTGGTAAGTCTATGCAAGCTAAGATGACTTTGAAAATTCGAGATCCTTTGTCTGATTATCAGCCAAAGAATGAGCATTTTGTCGAAGTTGGCGATATTCGTCTAGGTGGCAAGAAATGGCAAATTATCGATGTTCGTCCTGATTTTGATAATCGGGATTTTTTGATAGTCGTTATTGGTGGTGGTCAAGATGTCTAGTGGTGCAGAATTGAGAGGCTTTGACGATGTCTTGAGAAACATTGAGGTACGCCTTGGTGATAACAAGGTCAAACGTGCTACCAGTCGAGCCTTGAAGGCAGTCGCAAACGAGACTCTAGAAGAGTTTAAAGGTGCTCTACAGGTCTACAAAGATACTGGAGAAACCGTTGAAAGTGCTACTGCTGGACGTGTGACGGGTCTTGCTAGTGGTGTTCCTGTTGTGAAAATCGGTTTTGGTGACGGGTCTCGTTGGCGCTTGGTTCACTTGAATGAGTTTGGGTATGCCAAAAATCCACATCCAAGAGGTTTTGGTGTTATCAGACGCTTTTCAGAGGCTCATGCTAAAACCTACAAATACAGAATGGCTAGTCATTTGAAGACGGAGGGGTTTTAGATGGTCAAAGATAAGTTTAATGAACTCTATGAGACATTGAAAAAAGATGAGACTTTAGCTGGAATCAGTATCAAATCTTTTAAACGTCCAGACACACTACCAAGCAATGAGACTAGTATCGTCATTAGACCAGTTGGTCCGCCGATGCAGACGGCTCATGGTAGTAATACGAGCCTGGCTAAGACATTTCTCTATCAGGTCAATGTAGAGTCTAAAAATTATATGGAGTGCAAAGAACTCCAAAGAAAAATTGAAAAGATTATGGAAGACCAGGGGTTTTATCAAACCAGTGGTGGTTTGGATGAATGGATTCCAGAAATCAAACGCTATGTAGATGCTCGAACCTACAAGGGTCAGAGTGCTCTATACGAAGAATACTAAATTAAAGAAAGAGGTGCTATAAATGGCATTAGTTGGTTTTAAACGTATGACAATTCGTGTGTTGGATGGAAATGCTAATCCGACACCGGGAGAAAACCTTTTTGTAATTGAAGGACAAACTGGTAAAGGTGCGACTCGTACCGCTAAAATTTCAGGTCTTGCAAGTGATCCAGTAAAAACCTATGGTAGTGATGTTGCTTACCACGTATCAAACCGTGGTGTTGGCGATGTGAAGATGGAACTGACTGCGGTTGATATCCCTTCAACAGTACTTGCTAAAATCCTAGGACATCAAGTCAAAGATGAGATCATTGGTATTGGCGCTGATACAGTTGCTCCATACTGCGCTGTTATGCTTGAGTCTCAGACTGCAAATGGGACTCAGGCACAAGTCGGATTCTTCAAAGGACAATTCTCAATGGATGCTGAAGAACTTGAAACGCTTAAAGATAAGCAAGAAGAACTTCCAGATGACAGCTTGAGTTTCGCTGCTATTGCAAGTGATGACACTGAAACAAATGGTCTTTACTATGTGAAATACATTGGTAAAGATGATGCTAAGCTCAAAAAATTCAAAGGGCAACTTAAAATGGTTGCTGCAGGGTAGGAAGAGGGCACAAGCTCTCTTTTTATCTTTTTTCTAGAAAGGAAAGTATATGGCTAAGGTTAAATTTTTAATTAAAAATGAGAAAGGTCAAGATGTTCAAAAGACAAGTAAGGAAATTACTACTAAGGACTATCGTGACTATCTGATTCTCAATGAAGCACTATCTTCTGACTTGTCCGAAGTTGAAAAGCTAGACAAGCAATTGGAATTCATTGCCTCATTGTTTGAAGATTTGGAAGTGGAAGAACTTTTGAAATACACGGATATGGCAGATATTTTTGCGGTATTTGCAGACATCTACTCTCATTTGGTGGGTGATGTTGACCCAAAGGAGAAAAAATAAAGCCGAGTGAAGCACTGAAACGGTTTTATGGTTTTGTCAAACAAGCAACTGAAGGACCATACGGCATGAGTATCCGTGATGTTATGGATACGAGCTGGGAGGACCTGATGGGCGTTCTTGGTGAAACTGAATCTGCTAAAGCTGAGGAAGTCATGGATCTTGCTGACTTTCTAGAAATGATTTAAAAAGGAGGATTTGAATGGCAGGTGGAACGCCGTTAGGTCAAATGTATATCGAGCTAGGGCTGGACGTGTCGAAGTTCAATCCTACTCTAAATGGTGCTAAGAATGCGGTTAAATACTTTCAAAGCAATGTAAAGGCGCTAGACAGCTCCCTTAAAAACAATGGGAAAAACACAGACTTGCTTCAAGCTAAGTACAAGACACTTGGTCAAGCGATTGAAGCGCAAAAAAGTGTTTTGGACCAGATGAAGAAAAGCTTTGATACTCTCGAACCTGGTACGGCTAAATTCGACAAAGCTGCTGCTGAGATTGAACGTGAGAATGCTAAGTTGGCAGCTATGGAAGGTCAACTTCGTAACGTGCAACAAGCTTTGATAGCGGTAGGCAAAGAGAATAGCTTTGCGAATCGTATCAATAAATTTGGTGACGGACTTATCAAAAGTGGCGATAAAATCAAGAATTTTGGTGATAGTGTTTCAAGTCTGGGGGGAAAACTGACTACTGGTTTGACCCTTCCTTTGGTTGCTAGTGTTGGTATGGTTACGAAAGCAGCTGTCGACTATGAATCTGCTTTTGCAGGCGTCAAGAAGACAGTAGATGAGACTGCAACTGTATCCTACAAGAACCTATCTGATGGTATCCGTCAGATGGCTAAAGAACTACCAGCTAGTGCTGTTGAAATTGCAAATGTCGCTGAAGTGGCTGGCCAGTTAGGTATCAAGGCAGAGGATATTCTTACCTTCTCTCGAACCATGATTGACATGGGAGAATCTACAAACTTGAGCGCAGAAGAAGCTGCGACAGCCATTGCCAAGATTGCGAATATCTTAGGTCTAACATCAGACGAATATGGACGGTTTGGGGCATCTGTTGTTGACTTGGGCAACAACTTTGCAACAACCGAGCGTGACATCGTTGAGATGACCAACCGTTTGGCGGCTGGCGGTAAGCTAGCTGGACTAACTGCTCCAGATATCCTTGGTCTTGCTACTGCAATGAGTTCGGTTGGTATTGAGGCTGAGGCTGGTGGTACTGCTATGACTCAAACTTTGACTGCTATTGGGAATGCTGTTTCATTGACAGGTAAGGGCGCAGCGGATGACTTGAACCTTATAGCCAAAACTGCTGGAATGACCTCAGAGGAGTTTCAACAGGCTTGGAAAGAGAAACCGGTCGTTGCCTTGCAATCCTTTATCAAAGGGCTCAAGGATGCACAAGATAAAGGCGTGAACATGAACGCTATTTTGGCGCAACTTGGAATGACGGGTATTCGACAAAGTAACATGTTGAAATCCTTGGCTCTAGCCTCTGATAAAATGGGCGATGCTGTTGATCGTTCAAACAAGGCCTGGAAAGAGAATACTGCTCTGACCAATGAAGCTAATAAGCGATATGAGACCACAGAATCACAACTGAAGATGTTTAAGAACCAGGTAACCGACTTAGCTATTGAGTTTGGTGGGCCTCTTCTGAAGGCTCTACGTGACGGTTTAACTGCTGCAAAACCTTGGATTGACACCTTGGCTAAAATGGCTAAACAGTTCAGCTCCATGTCTGAAGAGCAACAAAGAAACGTTCTTAAGTGGGCTGCATTAACTGCAGGAGCTGGTCCAGCTTTAAGTATTTTAGGGAAAGGTTTTGGAATTATCGGAAACCTTACAAAGGCGCTCGGTTGGCTTACTAAGGGAGCTGGTAAAGCGGTTGGTGGAATGTCTCTAATGCTCAAGACTTTCCAAGCTTTTAGAACAACCGGGAATCTATCGTCTGCCTTTAAATTGGCATCTGGTGGAGCAGTAGCGCTTGGGAATGCGACTGCATCAGCATCAACTTCAACAGGGCTTCTAACAACATCAATGGGGACGCTTGCGAATCCTTTAGGTTTAATAGTCGGAGGTCTTGGTCTTACTACCGCCGCACTTGTTTATCTTGGAAACGAGAAAGACAAGGCTCGTATCAAGACTGAAGAGTTCGGCTCTCAGTTGAGTGATACTGCTCGTGGAGAATTGCGAAGTTTTCAAAAAACGGTTGATGAAACCAGTACGGCTGTCGCAAACTTCGGTACTCATGCTGGAGATGCCGATAAGGTCTCCGGAGCCTTTAAAAAGCTCTATGAAGAAATAGCTACTGCTGCTGATAAGACCAACAAACGAATGGAAGAGTTGGGCGCTAAGTGGGGCCTTAGTGAGGACGATATTGCCAAATCCAAGGAAAGAAATGGTCAGGTCGTCTCTAACACTGAGGCTATGATGAATCAAATCAATGAGATTTATCAACGTCATAACGGAGATGCGAGCAAGTTCTCTCAAGAGGAGAAAGAAATCATCCTGAACAATCAGAATGAGATGATTAAGGCAAAAATCTCAATGATGAGTTTGTCAGCTGATCAGCAGAAGGCTGCTTTACAAGCTTTAAATGGCGATGTCAGAAGTCTGAATGAAACACAATTGAAGCATACTAAAGATGTTTTAAAACAAGCACTTGATGAGGAGAAGAAACTCTACGAGAATTCAAAAAGTGAGCTGAAAGAGTTACTAGACGGTAAGGCTATTGACCAGGAGACTTACAACAAGAAACTGCAAACTCTAGAAGCAAACCACACTCAAACCATGGAAGCTCTGGGAAGTAAGTATTATCAGGTCATGCAAAATCTCGATGCAAAGGTGAAAGCTCGAACTGGCCAAAGTTGGAACTACTGGGAAGAAGCTAAGAAAGTTCTGGAAGAATACGGCCTATCTTATGAAGAAATCGGGAAGAAAGCTGCTGAAGCTTCTCAAAAGGTAGGTAATTCGCATAGTATCCTTGCTAACTATACTAGTGAAATGAGCAAGGAAGTGAAAGAGGCTAACGATGCCTGGTCATTGTTGGTCGGTAACATTGATAAGAATGGGAATTTCCAAGTTAAATCCAATGTTAAGGAAGTTATCGGAGAGGCTGCCAAATCTGCGGAAGGTTGGGAACAATTGCAGTTTATCGCTAAGACTGCGGATATCAACTCAAACGCTCGTGTGACTATAGCCGAGGCCCTTGTCGAATCTGGTAAATGGAAAGACATGACTCTCGAAGAGAAACAAGTGATTGTCAAGAACCAAGCTGGGTTGCAAGCCATCTTTGATAGTGAAACCCATCTTAAAACATGGAACAGTATGCCAGCTAAAGTTAAAGAACTCCTCATGAAAAATGCCGATGTCATGAACAAGGCAGAGGAAGCTTCAAAGGCTCTATCTAACTATGAATCGCTCACACCAAAACAGAAAGAGTTGCTGGGCAATGATGAGAGTATCCAAAAAGCAGTTGCTCGTTCTACTGATACTTTGACAACCTGGAATGCGACTACACCGTTTACAAAAGATTTGAAGGCAGATCCTACGAATGTTTTGAACAATGGCCAGTTATCTATCGATAAGATTACGGCTTGGAATTTTGCATCTGCTGAGACTAAGTCTCTGGATGCGGTGGATAATACGAGCGCAGCTGTCGGAAGTGCGATTTTGAGTGTTAATTCACCCAAACAAGAAGCTCCTATCAATTTGTTCGCTGCTGACCAAACAGGCGGTGTACGAAATGAGACGAGCGGTGCTATCAATGCTATCAAGCAATATGATCCAGTGAATATCCTTGCCAAGAATGGCACTAATGACACTGTTAGCGAGGTCAAAAGTGGCGTTAATGGTATTCAAGATAAAACTGTTACTATCAACGCCCGAGATAATGCATCCGGTGTTCTTTCAGGTATTAAGAGCTGGATTGACAGCGTTACTGGTAATTTCTTTACGAATATCTTTGCGAGCAAGCACGCTCACGGGACAAACTATCACCCTGGTGGGCTTGCTATCGTTAACGACCAAAGAAATAGCAACTACAAGGAAATGGTTACTCTTCCGAATGGTCGGAGTTTCATCCCACAAGGTCGAGATGTCTTACTTCCTCTTCCAAGAGGTTCTAAGGTCTTGCGAGCGGATAAGACCAGACGTTTGATGCGTGAGATGGGTGTTCCGAAATACGCTTCTGGTATCGGGATCCCGAGCGATGCGAAGTTCCTCCGTGAAATGGAAGAAGCGCAACGTAATATCACAATTCAGACTACTAGCGTCCAAAATGGGCAAGATACAGATAAAGTTGTGTCTGAGATGAGGATTCTGAGAGCAAGTTTAGAAAAATTGCTTACTGCTATCCTTAACAAAGATACAAACGCTTATTTAGACAGCTCAAAAGTTACGGATATCGTTACTAAAACTCAGAAAGAGCGTGAGAAAATGCTACTAAGAATGAAAGGGGTGATTGAATGAGCGAAGTGACTATGCGTTTTAATAAAACAGATTTACGAGAGTTTATTGAAATCCATGACATCCAACGAGATATCGGGAACAATCGCTCTATCTCTATTGATCATGCCCCAAGAATTGGTGTGAATATCCAGCAACAAACTATTGATGCGAAATATATCAAGGTGGACTTCTCCATCTGGTCCAAAGACAGAAATACCCTCAAGCACAAGCTTGCGGGTATTTTTAATGTTGATAGTCCTAAAGAGTTGACCTTTTCAGATGAACCAGACAAGTATTATCTGGCCATGGTAATCGATGATATCTCTATGCAAGAGGCAAGCGGGAGACGTTCAAACGGCTCTATTAAGTTCATCATTCCTGATGGTGTGGCTCATAGTTCAGCCTATAAGCGATTCGATAGTGATAAAAACGCAACTAGCGAAGCAGGGAAAATGGTGTTTGATCTTACAAATAACGGCACAGAGAGTGCATTTCCAATCGTTAAAGTCAAACACAATGCTGAGAATGGGTATATCGGTCTAGTCAATCAAAATGGCACCTTAGAAATTGGGAACCGTGAAGAAGCCGATACTGAACCATCGCAAAAATCAGAAATCTTACTTGATTTTAGAGGTGAAAAAATCACAAATGGACTGACTAGCGCAGCAAAGAATCAAGCCATCACAAATGACCGGACAGAGTATATTGTCGGAACAGCCGAAATGATTAATCTTTGGGAACGTCCACACGTTAGATTGAAAGATTTACGAGGTGAAACTAAATTACACAACTACGCTACTAGCTTAACCTGGACAATTCCCAATGATAGCACAGGCAGCACTGGGTCCCTGAATGATTATTTTTGGTGGAGACAAGTTTTTTGGTCCGAAGCCAATAATCAATATGGTTTCATCAAGGTAACAGTATCAGATGAAACAGGTCAATTTTTGTATGGTGTCGAGACCTTTAAACGGTCGCTAGGTTCTGAATGTGAGTTTAATTTTTTAGCCAGCGATGGTCAAGGTGGATATAGGATTCTAAAGCGATGGAATTTTGATGGAACTACGACAGGAGATATCAATCCTTTTAGCGTAGCAAAAGGGTGGTCAGATTTAAAACGGAATGATAGCAAGGTACAAGTTTTTTATCAAGGATCATACTCTACTTTTATCATTCCAGAGATTGAGGGTAAAAAGTCCTCAAAAATTCACATTACAATTGGAGCGTACAGAGACAATCCAATCGTCTCTCACATGTATCTTGATGAATTGTACTACCGCAAAGATTTTGTCCCAACAACGAATGACATCCCCAATCGTTTTCCAATCGGCTCGAATGTTCTAATCAATAGCGAAGATGACACGGTCTATATTGATGGGATTGCAAAAGCTAATGAGATTGTCGATGGGTCACAATGGTTGTCCATTCCTCCTGGTAAATCGAAATTAGAGCTGTACTTTTCTAGCTTCATTAAAAAACAACCGACAGTGACAATTGAATTTGAAGAAAGGTGGCTATAATGCTTTTAACGATTCATGATGCAAACTTGCAAAAGGTTGCTTTTGTTGATAATAGTAAGCAGAACACGCTTAATTATTATAACGATACTTGGTCAAGAGATATGCCAACAGGGTCTTCAACTTTCGAATTTACAGTCTTTAAGAAAGCAATCCAATCAGATACAGCTTCATCAAAGGCCTACCAGCATCTAAACGAACGTGCTTGGGTGTCATTCCGACACAATGGGCGCACCTACCTCTTTAATGTGATGTCAGTTGAGGAAAATGAGCAGACAATCAAATGCTATTGTGAGAATCTCAATCTTGAATTAATCAATGAGTTAGTAAATCCTTACAAAGCAACGAGAGCCATGACTTTTGCAGAATATTGCAAAGAGATGGCTTTATTGAACTATGCTCATCTCACTATTGGAATTAACGAGATTTCAGACCAGCAACGCATCATTGAGTGGACGACACGAGAAACAAAACTTGCTCGCTTGCTTAATCTTGCGAAACAATTCAATGCTGAGATTGAATTTGACACACAATTAAAAGCAGATAGCACGCTTAAGAACTTTACTGTAAATATATATCACGAACACGACGATACACACCAAGGAGTTGGTCGTATCAGGAATGATGTGGTTTTAAAATATGGTAAAAATATTAGCTCTATCACCCGAAAAGTGGATAAGACGGGTGTTTTCAATACAATCCGGCCAACTGGGAAAATGCCGACAGTGGAAGTCGAAGAAAGTGGAGAACGTCATCTATCTAGTCAGAGAGTGAAAAATGCGGATGGTTCGACAACCGAAACGATTATTCGCACAGCATCCGATGGGACAAAGAGTAAGACTATTGTCCACACGAAAGTCACAAAGCTGGCTGATAAAACACGCATTACAACGACCACAACAACTCGCTCAGATGGTTCTATCGAACAGACTGTGACGACCAGTAAGAAAGGCGGACCATCTAATACTGAGAAGCGAATCATCAAACCTCCTAAGAAAAAAGAAAAAGAAACCGAGCCTGAAAAAGAGGTTCTGACTATTGAAAACTTGGGAGATTGGTCTATCAAGAACGAGAGGGGCGAATTAGAGTTTTACCAAAGAGGGCAACAACTGTACGCCCCTTTATCCATGCAACTCTATCCCTCGACTTTTACTTCAGCAACAGCTGAGGACCAGTGGACAAGACGAGACTTCGACTTTGATACAGACGAACCAAATGAATTGAGACGGCTTGCTTACCTGAAATTAAAGCAGCATTGCTACCCTGCCATAACCTATGAAGTAGATGGCTTTGTGGACGTAGAAATCGGGGACACGGTCCAGATTTATGATGATGGTTTTAGTCCAGCTTTAATAGTAAAAGCACGAGTCACCGAACAGAAAATCAGCTTTACAAACCCGGCAAGTAATAAGACTACTTTTGCGAATTTTAAGGCTCTAGAGAGTAAGCTATCAGATGGAATTCAGGCTGCCTTTGAGCGACTTTTTGAAGCATCCAAGCCCTACACTATCAAGCTTGCTACGGATAACGGTATAGCCTTTAAAAACGGCCAAGGTCAGACCATTGTGACCCCTACCTTAATGCGAGGGAACAAAGTCATCAATAGCGGCTGGCGTTGGATTGTAGATGGCGAAATCAAAGCTACAAGCCCTAGCCACATTGTCCGAGCCTCTGACGTCAACCAAAAGATGGTTTTGACTGTTTCTGCATGGATTGATAACAAAGAGGTAGCGTCTGAGCAGTTAACGCTTATCAATGCGTCTGATGGTTCAAGAGGTGAACCTGGTGCTCCAGGGCCTAAAGGAGATCCTGGACCAAAAGGCGATAAAGGGGACAAAGGGGCTATTGATGAAAACCAGCTAAAAGAAATCAAGACAAGTATTGACTCTAAAGCTGACCAAGGATTGACTCAGGTACAGCTGAACGCTTTGAATGAGAAAGCTGGAATTATCCAGGCTGAGCTTGAGGCTAAGGCGAGCGCTGATACGCTTGATAACTGGATTAAGGCTTACAAGGACTTTGTCCAGTCTAACGAGACTGCAAGAGCACAAGCTGAGAAAGATTTGATTTCAGCTAGTCAGCGGGTTTCTAATATTGCTAAGGATCTTGGAGAATTGTCCGACCGTTGGAATTTTATTGATACCTATATGAGCTCATCAAATGAGGGCCTTGTGATTGGTAAGAATGACGGTAGCTCTAGCATGATGTTCAATCCAAATGGACGAATTTCAATGTATAGCTCTGGTGTCGAGGTTATGTATATTTCTCAAGGGGTCATCCATATCGAAAACGGTATTTTCTCTAAAACTATCCAGATTGGAAGATTTAGAGAAGAACAGTATCATATTAACCCTGACATGAATGTCATCCGTTACGTTGGATAGAAAGGAGCGAAATGCCTAGATTTAGTAATTCAAGTAACAGCTTATATTTGAATGTGTATATTGATGAAGTTTCAACAGATATTTCTGCTAACACCTCAACCATCAACTGGCAGTTGACAGTTAGTCGTTATACGTACTACCACACGCTCAATAAACAGGGAGACAGCACGTTGTCTCTGACTTTGGACGGCCAAAATGTGCATTCTAGCAATCCGATTTGGGAAGTTTGGGACGGCGAGGTCACTCTCGCTAGTGGTTCAAGCACTATCTCACACAATTCAGACGGTCGGAAGGCGCTGCCGTTCTCATGTACGTTCAATCCTAACAACGGCTTGCATGGAACTATCACAGTTTCAGGAAATCTCGGTCTGACTGCTATACCACGCTCAAGCTCTGTAAGCGTAAGCGCTGGGGTGATTGGTAGTGCGGTTACTATCAACATCAATCGTCAGAGCTCCAGCTTTAAGCATACAGTGCGCTATGCTTGGGCTGGTAAGAGTGGAACGATTGCAAGCAACGTGGACACATCCGCAACGTGGACAATCCCTCTTGATTTTGCAAATGACATCCCAAACTCCGCAAGTGGAACAGGGACTATCTTTGTCGATACCTATTCAGGATCTACAAAGACAGGCACGCAGTCCACTACATTCACGGCAAGCGTACCAGCAAATATCAAGCCTACTTTCTCAGGTGTCACACTCTCAGACTTGAATGGTGCTGCTCAAAATCTTATCCCTAACTCTGACACGTTCATCCAGGTAATCTCTAACATTAAGGTAGCGTTTAATGGCGCAGTCGGCTCTTACGGCTCATCCATTACTGGATACTATGCTGAAATTATCGGCAAAAACCAGTCTACAAGCTCAAACGGTGGTAGTCTTGGCATTATGAACTACCACGGCACCATCAAAATCAGAGCGAGTGTCTCAGATAGCCGTGGACGCTGGTCTAATACTAAAGAGGTGTCTGTAACCGTGCTTGAGTACTTTGCTCCTGCTCTTAGCTTTAGTATAGCCAGAACGGGCTCTACCTCTAGCACTCTAACAGTCACAAGAAACGCCAAAATCGCCCCTTTGGCTGTTTCAGGCAGTCAAAAGAACTCAATGAGATTGACATTCAAGGTTGCTCGACTAGGGACTAACTCTTACACAGTTGACAATGGACCAGCCACTGGATCCTGGACAAGTATCTCAAGTCTAGTCAACTCTCAGGCTAATCTAGCTGGCAATTACCTAGCAAATCAGTCCTGGGTTGTAATCGGCACGCTTGAGGACAAATTCACACGGTCTGATTTCATGGTCAATGTGGCTACAGAGAGCGTAGTTTTGTCTTACGACCGCTCAGGGGTTGGGGTCAACAAAATCAGGGAGCAGGGCGCTCTTGATGTCAAAGGAAGCATCTACGCAGACAACAAGCCCATTCAACAGCACCAGCTGACACGAAATAACGGAATTTCTATTTTAACGAAAGAAAGTCTTGATAATGTCCTTAAAAATGGTATGTACTATAGTCACAGTGCACCTGATAGACCAAGAAATCAGAATGGCTGGTTATTGGTTCAAGTCTATGATGACGCTCAATATATTGTGCAGACTTATTGGACGGCTACCACTGAAACAATGCTAGTAAGGTATAGAATGGATAACCGCTGGGGTGACTGGAAAGAGATTGCTACCAAAGATGACCTCCAAAAATACACTCAAGGAACACCTTGGCAAAACCTAACTCTACAAAATGGATGGCAACATCATCCTGAGTATGAAAAAGTTCAATGCTCAAAAACATTTGACGGAGTGGTTTATATCAGAGGCACTTGCAAAGGAGGAAAGACTACTCGAGAGTCAATTATTTTTACTTTGCCTGAAAATTTCAGACCACCAACAGCACTATTCAAAACAGTTTTAAATAGTAACTACGGCCCTGCAGTTGTCGGGATTTATCCAGGAGGTACTGTAGTAGTCAAAGAGAATGTTGACGCTACATGGCTCAACTTTGACAATATTTCATTCAAAATTTAAAGGAGAAAGCATGAAATTAGAATATGGGGCGAAGTCCCAAGAATTTGACGCAAGCGGAACAGCATCTGCTACAAAGGTCACGCTAGTCAATGCAGACGGTGCTATTGTACCTATCTTGCTACCGGCTGATAAAATCAGCTTGTCTAATACCGAGCTTTTCGAGCTCGCCTTGGAAGCTCTCTATCAAGAGAATTTCCCACAGCGTGCGGAAAAAGAGAAATTTAACCAAGTAGAGGCGCAACTCAAGCAAAATAAAGAAATGGCAACCAAGGTAGAGCAAGCGACCGTAGAGAACAAGGAAAACCTTTATGCGGTTTCAACTATTACTGAGGTCTTGAGTGCCGTGGTAGTATCTCAAAATGGTGGCATGCCTACCTTTGCCTATGTAAAGGTAGCAAATTTCATCAAGCCTCTTGTAAAGAGTACACGCTACTCAAACGGGGACATCGTTGCTATGCCGTATCCGTTTGAAACTAATGCTAAATGGCCAAAAGGCACGCAGACCATCTTTATGTTTCAAATGAGAGCAAACGAGGGGTTCACATACAAAGACCAGTTGCTCTCTGATATGCTTCAGCAAGGTGTGCTGACTGTTGTCATGCCACGTATCGATTAGAAGGAGGTTGTATGCCAGGTTATGAACGATTTCTCGTACAGATCTTTATCACCCTCATTCCTGTGATTGGTCTTTATTTTTCGATGAAAGATAAAGCAACCAAGCAGGAAAATCGTCTTACGATTTTAGAGAAAGATATCGAAAATCTGAACGAATTCAAGACATCAGCCAACAAGCGGCTTGATAACCACGATGAACAAAATAAGGCTATCTTAGTACTAGCTGAGCAAGTGAAATCGCTTGGTGAGGATGTAAGAGAGCTTAAAAGCTTAATTCAAAACAAACAACAATAAACAATAAAAGGAGAAACTCAAAATGATTAATTGGAAATTGCGCTTGCAAAACAAGACAACACTCATTGCTCTTCTTGGAGCAATCTTCCTTATGGCTCAACAATTCGGTCTTGAAATCCCTAAGAATATTCAGGACGGTGTGAATACATTCGTTTACATCCTTGTTCTTATTGGTGTTGTCAACGACCCGACAACATCAGGAATTTCAGATAGCAAAAGAGCGCTCGAATACTACGAGCCAAGCGAGGATTAGGAGAGAACAATGAAGAAAAACGACTTATTCATCGATGTATCTAGCCACAATGGATACGATATTACAGGTATCTTGGCTGACATGGGTACACAGAATACTATTATCAAAGTTTCTGAAAGTACAAATTACCTAAACCCTTGCCTGTCTGCTCAAGTTGAGCAATCCACACCAGTTGGATTCTATCATTTTGCTTGGTTTGGTGGTGACATTGAAGAAGCTGAGCGAGAAGCACGTTACTTCCTTGATAATGTGCCCCAAAAAGTAAAATACTTGTGCCTCGACTACGAAGATCACACAAGCGGAGATAAACAGGCAAATACAGATGCTTGTATTCGCTTCATGGAAATCCTCAAAGAAAATGGCTATGAGCCAATTTATTACAGCTACAAGCCATTCACGCTCAATAATATCTATTATGAGCAGATTCTTGCGAAATTCCCAAACAGCCTTTGGATTGCCGGGTATGGTTTAAACGATGGTAACGCTGACTTTGAATATTTCCCAAGTATGGACGGAATCCGTTGGTGGCAATATTCTTCAAATCCGTACGACAAAAACATTGTTTTACTAGATGACGAAGAAGCTAAACCTAAATGGAAAAAGAATGATACCGGATGGTGGTATGAATATCCTGACGGATCTTACCCAAAAGACAAATGGGAAAAGATTGATGGCATCTGGTATTGCTTCGACGAGAGAGGTTATTCAATAGCTTCTCGCTGGTTGAAGGATGATAGTAAGTGGTATTATCTCAAAGAAAATGGCGCAATGGCCATTGGTTGGGTGCTTGTGAATGGCAAATGGTACTATCTTGATGCTTCAGGAGCGATGGTCACTGGTTGGGTTCAATACAAGGACAAACTATACCATCTCAAAGAAGAAAATGGCGAAATGTCTTCAAAAGAACTTGTCAAAGTCGAAGGAGGCTGGTACTACGTCAACGAAGATGGCAGCCGTTCAGACAAACCAGCATTTGATGTATTACCTGATGGACTAATTGTTACTACAAAATAATTTTTTTAAAAATAGAAAGGAAAATTTCTAAAATATTGTTCTAGTTGTTTTAACCGCAGGCAATAGCTTGCGGTTTTTTTGTTTGCTCTGAAAGTAGTTTCTAAAATAAAAAACTTTAAATTTCTTTGTGTTATTTGTTGACAAACTATCTTAAAAGATATATAATAGACTTGTAAGATAAATAAAGGAGAAATCGAAATGAAATCACAAGTTATGACATTGGCATGGAAGATCTTCAAAAACGAAAAGAACGATGTAACATTCTCAGAAGCCTTGAAATTGGCTTGGAAAGTAGTTAAACGTCAAAATATGGCTGATGATTTCTATTTCTTCCATTCTTCAAATGTGAAGTTCCAAGGAGTTAAGAAATGGTTCGCTGAGAAAGAATTTTACGGACGCAACAAGAAGGATTTAGCCTTCATGTCTGTTAGTGCAATTAGCATCAATGAATTACTTGAGGAAACTGAGAAGGCTGTTAAACTCGAAATCGTAACACCTTATGGAACCTCTACTAAATGGTATCCAAAGAGCGTACTTGCTTAATTTAAAATCAAAGGAGAAACTAAAATGGAAATCAACAACGACATCAAAGACTTAATTTTGGAATATGTAGGACGATACTTTCGATATGAGAATGATTTCTATAAACTACCAGGTATCAAGTTCACTGATGCCAACTGGCAGAGATTCAAGAGTGGTGAGACCTCTATCGAGAAGATGGGCGCTGCACGAGTGAATGCTATGCTTGATCGCTTATTTGAAGACTTTGAATTAGCTATGATTGGCAAGGCTCAAAATAGTTACTATCTAAATAATTCTCTTAAAATGAACATGACATTTCACGCTTACTATGACCAATTCAAGAAGCAACAACTTATTAAATGGATTGAGAATAGCCGTGAAGATGTTATCGGAGGAACTGGCAGAATGTACACAGCTGATGGGAACTTCATAGCTAATGCTTATCTTGAGGTAGCTTTAGAAAGTAGCAGTCTAGAAGAAGGTTCATATATGCTTCAAATGCGATTCAAGAACTATTCTCGTGATCCAAGACCAATTCCAGCTGGTCGTCAAAATCGACTTGAATGGATTGAGAAGAACTTGGAGAATATCCGATGAAAGAGAATATAATTGGGCAGAGATTCAATCGTCTCGTTGTCATAGAAGATGACGGGACGAGGTCTTCTAAAGGAGAAGTCAAATGGCTCTGTCAATGCGATTGTGGCAGTCTATATCATGCTCTCGGATATAGATTAAAGAACGGTCTAACCAAATCTTGCGGGTGCCTTAACGACGAGAAAAAGCGTGGCCGATTCAAAGACCTATCAGGAACCGAAACTGCCAATTTCAAGATTATTGATAGAGCATACTCCAAGAATCAGCGTGTATGGTGGAATTGTATCTGCAAGCATTGTGGTCAGAGCGTGATTCTTAATAATAACCTTATCGGTCATCAGACCTCTTGTGGATGCAGACGTGGAGCGTCCAAGGACTATATGGACTTTATTCGAGATCCCGATAGTCGGAAATCCACGAAACCAACTGTTAGGAGTAGCACTGGTGTTCGAGGAGTCTATTTTAATAAGCGAAAGAAGAGATATCAAGTATTCATCAATGTTGATAAGAAACCAAAGTATTTAGGCAGCACCTCATCTCTTGAGGAAGCTACGAAAATGCGCCGTGAAGCTGAAATTGAATACGGATATAAACAAAAACAGTGATTTTTTCACTGTTTTTTCTGCGAATAGATAAGTAGTAGGAGTTTTTTTGTTGTTTGCAATAATAAAAGCAGTGATCGAAATCACTGCTTATTAGCTGTAGCAAATTCATAAAGTTTTTCTGCTGTGAGAAGTGCCATTTTGTCCATGCTGGTTTTTCCTTTTCTAAGGTCAGAAACAGTAGTCCACGGAACTCCAGCGCCTTGCGAAATAGCAGATGTAGACATCGAACTGTTAAGTAATTCTTGAATAACTTTTCTCATATTATTTGTCCTTTTTATTTTTTAGATAGATATATACATTGATTGCAATTATAAAAATAGCTATTGCACTAACCATTGCTTTTCCTCTTTTCATTTGATAAAATAGAGGTGTAAGGGGCTTTCGCCCCTACCTCTTAGCGTTTACCTTTTCTTTTGCCGGAACTTGGGTTTACGCTTTTTGTTTTGCCTTGCGACCGTTATTGCGGTCACTAGACTTGCGATAGCTGTTACTGTTTCAGGGATATTGTCTATCGCCTTTTCAAGTAACCTAAGCCAATCTTCTTTGTTCAACTTCCTCACCTCCTTTCCTTATCTTGATTATATTATATCACGGTATACCGAGAAAGTCAAGCGTTTTGATAAAGTTTTTTAACTTTTTCATAATAATCTCCCTATTAAGTCACCGCATTCGGTGGCTTTTTTAGTTCATAAGTCCTATATAGGCTTCTACTTGACTTTTTAAGATAAAGAAAAAAATAGTGACCTTACTCACTGATTCTTTTGTAAACTATTAGAACTAAATTGCAGCCTTCTCAACTATACGGGCAAAGGTGAGTATGAAAATGAATACGAAGATGAATACGATTTAAAAAAATGACGAAAATCAACGGAAATGATTTTAAATAAAAATAAGTAAAAACTCAACTATTGATAAGCAACAGAAAGCATTGGTAAACATTTGTCACTTATACCATAA